ACTTCATACGAATTTAACGTGGTTTACCCGAGATCCAAATCGCAGAACAATTCCATTTGTCCCTGTAATTCAAGATTTTTCATTCCGAGGTCCAGCAAACTATGGACAACGATTCTCATTTGATATAGGCTCTTTGCCATGCGGAGATTTAATGCTTGGTGCTCTAATTCAGATTAATCTTTCTCATTGGCTAGATTTAACAACACAACTCAATGTAACTACTGGAACATATTCTTATACAAATGAAGATACCGCATTCTTTTTTGCTAACTCATTAGGTTCTTGTTTAATTGAAAAAGCCGAGTTAGAGTTGGAAGGTGTTACTATAGAAACGATTGATGGTGATTTTATTTATACTTACAGCGCACTTAATTCTGACTTAAACTATCAGTTTGGTATTGCGAACGATTCTCTAGGAGTAGTTAACACTTCTGACCTCTTACAGTGGGATCCAAGAAAAATCTATCCAACTGAAGATGGTATTATATTCTGTCTACTACCGTTCTTTTTTATGAGAAATAGGATGCGAGAAAGTTTACCTATGATTGCGTTAAAAGAAGGGAGCGCAAGAATTCATGTGACATTACGTAATTTTGATGAAGTTATTCGTCAACGGCGTGGTTATCGTGATTCTTGTGATTCTACACCATTAGATACAGTAGTCTCTTTTAATGGAAACATTGAAAAAAGAACATCTCAAATTATTCCAGATTTTCAACAAGTAAAACTTATTACATATGGGGCATATCTAGATGGTTTAGAAAGAGAAAAAATGCTACGAGAACCGTTTGAACATTTAATTCGTGAAGTTCAGACGTTTACATTTGATGAACCACTTAAATATGTTATATCAAAATCAACAACCGATAGTATAACAGTACAACTACCTCTAGAAGCAAATCATCCTTTAGAAGAAATTGTATGGTTTGTTAGAAGAAAAGCGACTGCTAATAATAATGAGTGGATAAACTATAGTTCTGTGTTAGAACGCGAATATGATGCGACTTTTAATCCTAGAACTCCTCTACTAATAAGAGCAGTTCTACAAGTTAATGGTCAGACACTATGTGATGCCCCAGAACAGTACTATAGACAACTAATAGCAACTCATCATAAAGGCGGAATTGTACCTTATAGAAGATTTATATATGGATATCCGTTTGCGCGCAATCCATCAGAAGAACATCAACCTTCTGGTTCTTTAAACGCAAGTCGTCTTCAGAGTATAAGACTTACATTGGAAGTTAAACAGCCTATTAGTCAGTATGATACAGGATGGGAGGTAAAAGTATTCTGTATTGGATTAAACTGGATACGATTTGAAAATGGTATTGCGAATAAACTATTTACTGATTGAAACTTTTACAAAACACCAGCTCTTAATTGGAAGTCGTGTAAACGGATCAATTGGCTTATCTTTTTTCATAATTTCATACATCTCATCAAGTGAATATATCATATTTTTATTATTATTTATCATATAATAGTGCTCTTTTATATTATAATCATCAAATAGTATAGGTGTATTTGTTTCACGAGATAACTTTACATGTTTACAAATAAGTTCATAGTACAGTATTCTTAGTTTATCCCAAAGCATTGTGTGAATAATATATCTTATTTATTAGTTCAATTTTTTATATTTTACTACTATACTTTACTACTATACCTTACTATATACAAAGACCTTAGAGTCAGCAGATAAATGTGTAGGTAGTGATATATAATTTAATTCTTTAAAATGTACATTATATATTTGCTTGAATGATAGTACAATAGAACCAGTTTTAAGTTGATTTACTAATTTTTCAATTAAACTATACTGCTCTTCATCACGGAAAGAATTATTTGATAGAAGTACCCAACAAGCGTTTGAATAGTTTACAGAAGAATCAATTATAGAAATACAGAAAAATTCAATACGTTTTCGTAAAGATTCATCACGAATCTTATTTAATGCCGTATTTGCTAATACAACTTTCTCTGAATCAACTTCAATGCCCGTACATTTTAAGAAAGAGTGTTTTTGAGCCATACTAATAACTATTTTTCCTAGACCCGAACCTATATCATAAAAATTTCTGAACGGTACAGAAATTTTAGAAAGAGGAGCGTACTTATTAAAAATTTCATATAGTACTGGAACAGTTTCTTCAAGGTTTTCGTTATTTGAAAATTTATTTGTGTCGTAAAGTTTATGGATAGAACGTTTTAACGTTTTTTTACGGGTTGTACTAACTTTGCGAGTTTGAACTGGAGAAATCTCTGGTGAAGATGTTTGCATTCTGTGTTTTAGAGTTTAAAAAAAGATATAAATAATCCTTAGATGGTTGCTTCATTATTAAGAGTTTTTAGTAGTGGAGTTCAAGATGAAAGATTATTATGTTTAAAAGGGCAGCCGGATATAAAAATGTTCTCAAAAGCTTTTATTCGAGCTGGTAGATTTACAACACAGTGGGTGCGGTTAGATTTTGATACTATACCATCTTTAGGGAATACTTGTAGTTTAACAATTCCGCGTAAGGGTCATTTAGTAACAAGACTTTTTTTAGTTACAACAATGCCTGATATAGCTACGCAACAGTTAAAAGCTAAAGCAGCAGGTGGTCTAAACTTTGCTGGACCGTACTTTGGTTGGACAAATAGTGTAGGTCACGCACTTGTAAATGAGACACGTATAGAAATTGGAGGTGCTAGAGTTGAACGTCTTGATGGGAGACTTTTAGAAGTGTTAGATGAGTTTTATAACCCTCTTGAAAAACAGTTATCGATGAATAAACTTATTCATAGAGTACAAAATGGGTATAATTCTCAGAGTTTTAGTAATGAGAATCCAGCAGTTGTAGTAACTCCACTTCCGTACTGGTTTAGTTGCGGTGATTCTGGACTTGCTCTACCAATTGATGCTATACAATCTGATTTAGTAAAATTATATGTTAGATTTAATGATATAAATTCACTATATACTAGTTCTGCGCAAAGAAGTTTCTCAAATAGTATACCTGTTGCTGGAGAAGCCTACTTTCCAATAAGTAACGCTTCTTTCTATACTAGTAATATTGCTGGCTCAAACGTTTATGGATTAACAGGTAATCCTGCCGTTCCAACAAAAGTAACTAGTATTCCCAATATAACAATGCCTAACATATTTTCTCTCGGTCAAACGTATATCTTAGCAGAATATGTATATTTAGATAAACCTGAAGCAAATAGGTTTCGCTTATCAGATATAAAAGTACCAATAGTTCAACACTATCCTTTTGACCCAGTTGATACACAAGGACTTAACATACTAAACAACAAGTTTAGTGTGCCAAATCCAACACGTAATTTATTCTTTTTTTTGAATCATTATGATGCGATAAGATATAATGCCCCTTTTCTAGCAACTCGTGACCTAAGTGGTAACGATTACTCCCCTGAAACACCAGAAAATCCATATATACCTACATCAACACCTTGGTGGCCTAACGCAACTGGTCTAGAAAATCCTCAGTATTATACCACTTTACATAGTGGATTTAGTAGAAGAAATTCTGAACCACTTTCACAAATTACATTAATATATGAAGGGAAGTTAGTAAGATACGCAACAGATGCTCCTTGTTTTTTTAGAAGTATTCAACCTTCCTATGAGATGAGAAAAAGTCCCTGGATTAATAAGTACTACTATTCATTACCTTTTGGCTTTCAACACGGTTATCTACCTCCATCTCTACCTTCTGGTGAGGCAAACTTAGATAAGATGCTTAATATTAGCTTAAAATTAAAACTACATCCTAATACTGGTACTATAAATCCAAATAATGTAAATAGATTTTTCTTATACTTATGGGCCGAAACATATAACGTATTGCGTATTTATGGTGGACGTGCTGGACTTTTATTCGCGTACTAAATATGATAGAATTATTTTTTTGTCTTACCACTTCCTACAATATCAACCACTACATTGTTATCTTTTTCTATTTCTGAAATATGAATATCTCCCACACTTTCTACAACTTCACTTAGTTTCTTACGAACATCTTTCAAAAACCCGAACTTATCTTCTTCTGTCTTCTTTTTATTTATTCTTTCTTCATACTCTTTCATAGTCTTATCTATCATTGTTTTCATACGTGCTTCTAAGTCAGGTAGCAACTCTTCACGTAGCACCTTCTTCTTATGTTTTAGATTTAGAGCCATTTCTGCTACCATTTGTTTCATACGTTCTTTAGAATTATTATAGACAGTTGTATGCTCAAGATTATTACAGATATCAGGACGTTCTAAATCTTGTTCATTCTTAAACTCTACTTCAAATCTCTCAATTACATCATCAGGAATTTGAGGAGACTGTTCAATAAGTCTATCTAAATCTTGACGACATAAACTGATAAAATCTAACGAGTCCATACGATCATCTGGTTTTTGTGCGAGTTCTACCGCAATTAAGCGGTTAAACTTACCCCATGATACTGCGGAGACTCTATGTGCTTCTGAATTCTGTGCGTAACGGAAAAAATTCCCTAAAGTTGTTAAAATCGCCGTAAAAAGAGAAACCATACCAATTGTAATCTGACCGTATTTCTCACCATTTGGAACATCTCCTACTAATCCTGTTAAACCAACACTTGCCGTTCCAGTTACGGTTGATAAAACAATCACTGGAATTGTAATTGCGTTATTATAAGCTGAAAGTTTCTTTTCAGTTCTATCGTGTAACCATCTGTAACATGATGCGTAATCTGACCATTTTGCTAGTAATACTTCTTGTTCTTTCATCCATCCATTCTGAAATTTACGCGCTTTATTACCAGATAGATCACGGGGTGTATTTACTCCAGAACCTTTTTGTTGAGACATCTACTATACTCCTATTTTTTCGTATACTGCCCAACCGTTTCTTTCAGATGTAACTTTATGTACTAATTTCCAAAGTTCAGAACTATCTAATTCTTCAACTATTTTCTTACATTTTTCAGTATTAATATCATCTAATATAAAAACTTTGGTTGTATCTTGAAGTTTTAGAAACTCAAAGTAGGTCAAATATTCTGAGCCGTCCAATAGTACTACTTCTGGAACAGTATCTACAAATTCAATCTGTTTTGCTACACACACGTTTCGTATATCCTCTTTTAACCATTCGATATTTACAGATTCAAATGGTTCTAGCAAACTATTTTTATCGTTTACCATTTCACTACTTATAATACTGCCGTGTTCAAGATTTACATACGGTACGGTGCGATATTTTTCTTTAGCTATATCATATAATTCTCTGTTCACTTCTAAAGTTAAAAAAAAGAAAGGATCAGTTCGCGATTCAAACCCTTTAGCAAAACAGTAGGTTGAACCTCCACCGTTCCACGTACCGATTTCTAAATAGTTGGTGAAACGTGTATCTTGCGCATACTGTGCGATAACTCTCCCCATACCACTATCATATTTAATCTGACCATCGTTACTTATCTGCT